TTAACAATAAAAAAACTGGTATAATTTTCTGAAAATCAGAAACTTGCCTCCCTCCTACCCTACCCTACCCTACCCTATCGACCAAAAACGCTTTTGCTGAGATTCAGGCGAATCGACCCGTCTAAAATTAATCTATTCTAATGTAATTTATTTAAATGTGGGGCAAATATTTGGGCGAAGTTTTGAATATTTAAAAAACTTATTTACATTTGTCAACATTAATTAACTAAAATTAAAAAGGTACTATGAATATTTTAGAAGCAGAATTAACAAAGCGATTAGAGCCGATGATAGAATTGGCTTGGAATTTAAATTTTGAAAGACAATGTAAGCACGTTAGCGTTTACTTTAAATCTTTTCCTGAAAAGGGTTACAAAGAACATAAACCCGAAATCAATTACATTATATTCTTTAAAAATGGTTTTAGTCAAAAGAAAAACTCTTGCACTACAAACTTTATAGAAATGATAGATTGCATATCAAATTCTATGTATAAGCAAGTGGTAGAAACTAAGCACTAATTTGTTTAATCTGTTTTAAAAACGAAATCTTCATTTTTGACTTTTCTAGATTTAGGAAAACATACCACCCCCTCTTATTACATTTATTAACAATAACAAACAAAATTAAAATTTATTATGAACGGACATTGGAAAAAACAATTTAACTATGACTATTTAGGATCGTATTCCCTTGATGGTAAAAAAGAAGTAGTGGTAACTATAGACAAGTTAGCACAAGACAAAGTTACAGGACAACAAGGCAGAAAAGAAGATTGCTTTGTGGTGTATTACAAAGAGTTTGACAAGCCTATGATACTTAATCGAACTAACGCAAAGGCAATAGAGAAAGTTGCAGGAAGTGGTTTAATAGAGGATTGGAAAGGTGTAAAGGTTACTTTATTTGTAGAGAAAGGTGTAAAGGCGTTTGGTGAAGTAGTTGATGCGTTACGAATTAGAGATAGAAAGCCGATGGAACAAAAGATGACTGAAGAGGTTATGTCACAAATGGAGTTTGCCATTAAGGAAGGTAAGGGTGAACAAGTTGAGATGGCTATGAGTAAATATGTTATGACTAAATCGCAACAAGCCAGGTTGTTTAAATCATTAAAGAAATGATGTTACTATTTGTAGTTGCTTGGATTTTAGTTAAAGCTACCGCCCCTTGGTATATTTGGGTATTGTTTTTTACTCACATTGTAGGTAGTTTTTTTGCAAGTATTTTTGAAAACAATAGAAAGATTGATGATTTAATTGATAAACTAAAAAGATGATACAAGTATTAAGTGTTATTTGCATTGTAGGGTTATATGTAACCTATCAAATTATTAAACAAGACAAAGAAAATTATAAAAAATGAAACAATTTGAAACTGACCAAGAATATTATGGTGATTGGGAATACATCACCAACTCACAATTAGGATACATCAAGAAAGGGTGGGAGTACTATGAGATGATGAAAAAGGGTGAAAAGATAGACTCTCCTGCTTTAAGGTTTGGTAACTTAGTACACACTCTTATATTAGAACCTAAAGAATACCAAAATAAGTTTACTGTATTTAATAGTGAAGATCGACCTGAACCTTCTAAAACGATGTCTAGCAAGTTAAATCGTGCTTGGAAGCAAAAGATTGATGAAACTTGTTTAGAAAGGGATAAGATACTTTTAACGATGGAACAATATCAATTAGGTTTAAATCTAAGAGATAAGTTAATGAATGTTAAAGAGGTAAAAGATATTTTAGATAATTCTAAAAAAGAAGTTGCTAAGTGTTGGCTTGATTTTAACACAATGGTAAAGTGTAAAGGAAAGGCGGATATAGTTGTTGATGGTGGTGATATGTTAGTAGATATTAAAACTACCTCTAAGCCAGTTACTGAGTTTGCTAAAAGTGCTTACAGGTACAATTACCACAGACAAGGTGCATTCTATTTAGATGGTTTTGGTGCAAAAGAATTTATGTTTGTTGTTATAGAAACACAAGCACCCTATCAAGTAGGTATATTTAGATGTTCAGAAAATTTCATAGACCAAGGTAGAGATGAATACATCAGGTTATTAGAAATATATAAAGAACCAAAAAATAATAAAAATATTATATTTGACGAATTATGAAAGCAAACAAAGTTAGTGTACACGCAAAGATGAGATTAAGTGAGTGCTTACCTGTAGTTTGTTCATATTGGGGTGTAACACCTAAACAAGTTTTAAGTAAGTCAAGATTACGAATTATAATTAACGCAAGACATTCATTAAGGTATTTTTTAATGATGACGCAAGATTTAAGTTTATGTGAAGTAGGTGCTTTGACAGATTCTGATCACGCTACAATTTTACACTCAAAAAAAACATTTGATAATTTATGTCTTTATGATTACAGGTTTAGAGAAATGAAAAAAATTATGCTTGGTGATGATTCACATATAAAGAATTATTCAAAAGAAAATTTATTAAGAAATATTGTTGTTTCAGGTTTAACTTTGAAAGAAAAAGTAGATAAAATAAAAGCAATATATGAACATTAATAGAATAGATGTTTGTCACGAAACTATAGTGGAAGATACAGATGAAAGTTTTGTAGTATCTATAGAAGATATTGATGGCGATAAGGCACAAACTAGAGTGCATCTTAATTATAGAGAAGAAGATAGTAATTTAGTAGAGTTGTGTGTTATGGAGATGTTAGATAATGACAAATTAAAGGACTTTATTTTAAAGGTAGTTGACCTGTACTACGAACAGGATATATAAACAATTAATTTTTTAACAATTATGATTAATGATTTAAAAGTAAGTGGTGAGATAAAGACTATCTCAGAAATCCAAACGGGAACTTCTAAAAAAGGTAACGAGTGGAAAAAGTTAGGTTTTTCTATAGAAACTCCTGGAGAGTATCCTAAAAGTGTTTATTTTACTGTATTTGGCGGTGAAAAGGTAGACAAGTTTATGGAGTACAATAAGGTAGGTCAAAATGTTGATGTATCTTTTAATATAGAATCAAGAGAGTACAACGAAAGGTGGTACACAGATTTAAGTGCTTGGAAGATATTTAAACTACAAGAACAACCTGCAAGTTCTACTCAGCAAAAAGAAGAAGAAAAAGAGTGGAGTAGTACAAACGATGATTTACCATTCTAAATAATAAAAATAAAAAGGCGTTGGTGATTGAGAGTTAAACCAAAATAATGATAGCTACTCTTTGTAAGATTACAAAATAAAACCTATCAGCCTTTTTTTATTCTTAACCAAAAAAATATAATAATAATTTGAAAATGGCAAAAAGATTTACGAGTACAGTAAAATGGAACGATGATTGGTTTTTAGACCTTTCACTTGCAAATAAACTATTTTGGATTTATATTTGCGACAATTCTGATCACGCAGGAGTTTTTAAACCAAACAAAAAAGTGTTTGAGTTGTTAGTTGGTAATAAAATCAACACAAAAGATTTCTTAGAGGTAGTCAATCGTGACAAGAATAGAATAATGGTTTTAGCTAATGGTAGGTGGTATCTTACTGGGTTTATACAATTTCAATATGGACCAAAGTTAAATCCAAATAATAGAGTTCACAAATCTATATTAAAGGTTTTAATCGAAAACGATATAGAGTATCAAAAAGAACTTTTAGAGAACTTGGATAATATTGGTGCGGAGAGTCGGGGGGCTTTAGCACATCCTAGTTCCATCGCTGAAGCAATAGCCTATTTCAAAGATAAAGGTAGCAATAAGCGTGAAGCTGAACGATTTTTTTATTACTACGAGTCCCAAGGTTGGAAAGTAGGTAAAAATCAAATGAAGAATTGGAAAATGGCTGCTTCAGGATGGATTTCTAGGAATAAAAAGGGTGAAATAGATTCTAGTTACTTTGATGACCAAATAAAAAGTATGAGGTAAAGTGGCTATTGAATGTAAAATAATACCCGAACAAGATGTAGTTTCATATTGTATTGATAAATATCAAAATGGCTACACAAAAGGTTTAACTACAGGAATAAAAAAGTTAGACCCACACTATACTTTTAGAAAAGGAGAACTTACTATAATGACTGGTTTTGCTAATATCGGTAAAACTACTACACAACTTTTTCTTATGATGATGGCTTCCAAATTATATAATTGGAAGTGGTTAATGTATTGTCCTGAGAATGAACCTGTGGGTGATTTAATGATAGATATTGCTGAGATGTATTGTGGTAAGACAGCCGATAAAGATTATAGCGATAGGATAAATACTTCCGAGTTTTTAGAAGGAATTTTTTGGGCTTACGAACATTTTACTGTACTTGTGTTTAATGAAACCCCTACTGTAGAAAATGTTTTAGAAGTTTGTAGTGCGTGTTTAAAAGACAATAAATATGATGGAATATCAATAGACCCTTTAAATGATTTGAAGGCTACATCTAATAAAAATAAATACGATTACTACTATGACGCTTTAAGTAACATTAGAAGATTTATAAAGAAGCACAATGTTTTATTTTATTTAGTTGTGCATCCAGGTACTGCGGCAAATAGGTTAAGAAATGACGATGGTACTCGACCTGCTCCGAATATGAGTGATGTAGAGTATGGTGCTATGTTTGGAAATAGGGCGGATAATTTTATTGTGTTTCATCGTAATCCACAAAGTGATAAGTGGAATGTTACTGAGATTCACGTTCAAAAAGTAAAGTTTCAAAAGTTAGTAGGAGTACCTACCCCTCAACCCGATCCTGTGTGTTTGTTTTATTCGTATAAGAAGCGTAGATTTGGTTATCTTAATGAAAATGGTACACTAATAGACCCGATACAAGAAACTGTAAAGAAGACACCAACTAACGAAATATTTTAGAAATTATGGGAACAATAAAATTAAAAAGTAATATAAGGAATTAGTGGTTATGAAGAATTATTAAAGCCAATCAAAGAAATGAGAGAATTAAAGGAATTAAAACTATTTTAATTATGCCCGACCAAATTACATTTAAAATACAATTTACAAGAACTATATATGAAAGTGTTAGAATTATTTGCAGGTTCAAGAAGTATAGGTAATTTAGCTGAACAAAGAGGTCACGAAGTTTTTAGTGTAGATTTAAATAATTTTAAGGGTATTGATTTAGTGATAGATATTTTAAATTTAACACAAGATATGATTCCATTTATACCTGATATTATTTGGGCTTCACCACCTTGCACTTATTTTAGCGTAGCTTCTATTGGTATTCATTGGAACGAAAACCATACTCCTAAAACTAAAGAAGCAATATTAGGTGTTAAAATATTAAACAAAACTCTTGAAGTTTTTTCTTGGTTTCCAAATTCTATTTATTATATGGAAAACCCAAGAGGTAAAATGAGAAGAAAAGTAAGTGGTATTGATAGAACTACTGTAACATATTGTAGTTATGGAGATTTAAGAATGAAACCAACTGATATTTGGTCAAATAATATATATGATTTATTTAATCCAAATGGATGGAAGCCTAGAAATATTTGTTTTAATGGTAATACTAAGTGTCATCACGAAGAAGCACCAAGAGGTAGTAAAACTGGCACACAAGGGTTAAAAGATAATTATGAAAGGTCTAAAATACCTCACGAATTATGCCTTGATATAATAAAAGCAAGTGAGCAAGCTACTTGAACGCTGCATAATTTTTTTAGAATAGAATTATATTTTTAATTTCAGATTTAAATTTGATGTTCTATTCTAAGAGTTCTTGTGAAGGGGGAGGGGTTAAATGATTTGATCGTCAGTAGGCTTTTCCCCCTTACTTTTAATTAATTAAAATGTAAAGTGAACGCAAAAGAGTTAGATTTACTCGATAGATTTGGTACAAAGTATGATGTGAAGTACGAACCGACTAATAATAATTTGTCTAATTGGGATTTTACTTACGAGTCTGACGATAAGAAATACTATTGCGAGATGAAACAAAGAAATTTTACTTTACAAGAAGCAAAAGATAAATATCCAGGTGGATTAATTTTAGAGATGCACAAGTACGAAAGAATATTAAGAAGAACAAAAAATGAAAAGTCGGCACAAGGGTTGTACTTTAATTTTTTTAAGTGCGATACAGCACTTGTGTTTAATTTAAATAAGTTAAGGGTAAATAAGTGGGTTTGGAGAACGATGCCTGAGTCTACAGAATTTAACAGAAAAAAGTATATTTATAAATATATTACATTTATACCTTATAATGTCGGAAAATTGTTTTATATTTGACCAAATTCTTTTTGTTCATTGTGACATAATGATTTTTTTGGTTAGTTAATAAAAAGGATGTCTTTCACGAGATGTCCTTTTTTTTTGTACTTTAGCAAAACTATGATGAAAAATAAAAATATATTTCTACACGAAAAGAAAAAAAAAACTGGCAATGTAATAATTGACAAGTTTGGTGGAAGTCATAATTTGTACTATAAAGATTTAAGGTCTAAAAAAATGAAAATAGTAAAAGAAAGAGAAAGCCAAGGTTTTGTGGTTAAAGATGTTTGGGAATTAATGTTTGGAGAAAACGAACCATATAGACGTAAACTATGAGTAGTGTAGAAAAGAAAGTTTGCCTTAGAATACTTGATAGAGCCGAAGTAGGTAAAAAGAAGTATGGTCATCCACAAGGTATGGACAGAAAAGATTTAACTAATTTAGAGTGGCTTAGACACGCACAAGAAGAGGCTATGGACTTGGCAGTCTATTTAGAAAAGTTAATTCGTATAGAGGAAGGAAAAGAGGTTACTCCCGAATCCAAGTGTCGGGAATGTACTTGTCAGCCCACTTAATTTTGTGTTTATCGCACCAATCAGCATAAGTAGTTCTACTGTGCTTGTTTAATTTATTTTTGCATCTCATAAACACCATTCTTATATCTAAGTCAGGATGTTGCTCTATTACAAGTAACATTTTTTTTCTGTCTTTTGCAGTAAACCTTCCTTTTAATTCAATAATGATTCCGTTTGGTAATATAACATCAGGTATATATTTTCGTTGTTCGGTAATCTCATAATGAAGATTAATTGTTTCATAGTGAAATGGTACTTTAGCCTTATCAAGCCTACCACAAACATCTTGCTCATATTTACTTCTATATCTGTTTCGGGTTGTTCTCATCGTGTGTCTTTTTATTGTGGTGCTTGTGACAAAGACCTTGAAGATTTCTTTCGTCTAATTTAGCACCTCCCATTTTAATAGGAACTATGTGATCGACTACATCAGCTTGGGTTACTATATCTTCTTTTAAACAATGAACACAAAGAGGGTTTTTATTAAGAACAATTTGTCGCAACTTTCTCCAAGGAGTTGTGCGGTAAAAAGAAGTATCTCCACCCCAAGACTTATTCTTTTCCTTTTTAGTTCTTTTATCTCTAGGTTTAGGTAAGTAAGGCACTAAATAAATTATTTTCCTTTAGATGACCCTCCAAAGAAGAAATCAATTATAGTGTTTACTTTACTTGACATAGCACCAAATACAGTTGATATAAAACCAATTTCGTAATCAGATAGTTCAAGTGTGTTCATTACAAAGTATTTAAACATCGTATAAGATAAGAAAAAATAAGCACCAGTAAATATGATGGCTAGAACTTTTTGAATGACGCTGTCATCGCTAAACATCGTTCTTGCACTCTTTCTATCTTGAACCTCAAGGGCAAACATTTCCTTTTCGTGGTCTTGTACAACCTTCTTGAATTGTTGTTTAAGTTGTTCTCGTTCTTCATCAGTCGTAACTACTTCGTCTATAATAGTAGATGCTTGACCTACTAAAGATTTAATAATGTTTTTTATCATTATAATATTATTATATCAGGTGCGTATTTATATGCTGTATCGCCTTCATCGTCTTTGTAAGCTATAAGCACACTTTTTCTATTTCCTTTTTTCTTAAAGATAAGTGAATCCAAGAATAATCAAATTCATTAATCATTTGGTCAAAATCTAAACCACTTTCTACAATCCAATCAAATATTTCTTTATTACACATTTGACCATCTTTCCAAAATTGTAGGTCAAGTGCTTCGCCTTTACAATGTTGCGATTTAGAACTTCCCCCAATGGCACGATTTAAATTTGGATTTCTATATCCTGAAGTAATTCTTATAGGTCCTAATTCATCACGCATAGGCTGTATAAGATTAGATATAAGCCTTTGCAAATTTTCCAAATGTTTTTTTGTCGGCTCATTATCTATACTTAATCTTTTTGCTGTATTACTTCGAGTAACTTCTGATAATACAAAGTTTTTACTTAACCTCATTATTATAAATTATATATTTTTCTTTTAACTTCTTTTATATCTTGATTAATCTTTTCAATATCTTTTTCAA